ACTCGGATTCGGATTCGCCAAGAAGGTCTACAATCTCATCTTCACCATCAGATTCAAGCAAATCACGAGGAACTAACCCATAATAGCGGATTACATGGATTTTATCATCTTTATACTCTTCATCAATCCAAGAAGCTTCCAAGTCTTTATTTGGAGTGGCATCATCATCAATATCAGTGTCTTTATATACACCTTCTTTTACTTTTTGAGCGATTGTGTGAGCAGATACAAACTCTTCAATCGCAACACCCATAGCTTCATCAATAGAAGTAGCATTTGGGTCAATAATAAAGTTTTGAGGGTTAATTGGACGTAGGCCAACCTTAATTTCCTCAATCTCCTCAACACCAAATTGTTGTGCATCAATGTTATCTAAAGGACGAACAGCAGGTTTTAGACCTTTTGCCTTTTTAGTAACAATTTCACCAATACCTGTACCATAGATAGAAGCAAGAAGAATTACATCACCGACTGCTTTACGAATTTTATTTCGTTTAAAGCATTCCTTCATGTAATTTTGGATATATTCTATATCTTTAGGGTCTTCGTCACCCATATTATCAGTAATTTCAAAGAAGTGGTCACCTTGACCAAAAATAGCTTCTTCAATTTCAGCAGTGTGATTTTCAATAGCTTGTTGTAGAGCAGGAGAGGTTATACGACTGCGTTCCGATTGACGAGTTAAATCTTCTGCTGCCCAAATACCACGCCATAAGCGTTCGTATTCTTTCCAATCTTCTAGAAAATTATCATCTCGATGAGAACGCCATTCATCTGTATAAGAGGTTACCCATTCTACTAATTTATTTTGCATATTTAATATCCTGTTATTGCATCCATTGGTTGATATTCTTCTTCTTCAAAATTATAACTACTTTCTACTATTTGAATTTGGTCTATATAAGCTAGTGCATCGATTAAGTCATCATGAAGCTGTGCGTTAGGAAAGTTTACAAGTTGGTCAATAAATTCATTATTCCAACTACCTTGATTTAAAGTAACTTTTTCATTTTCAAATCGTCCTTGGAGTGCCCACATGATACGGTCTGTTTTCTTTTGGTTACCATGTGTAACGTCATCAATGCGGAAGTAGTGATTATTCCTACGCATAAGGTCTGTAAGGTAAGGATGTGCAGCATTCTTTAAACTCCCTTTTTCAATTCCAACAGCTACTGGTGCATACTTAATTACAGCTCTCATTATTTGAGAACATGTTTCTTGAATATCCCATCTACCATGAATAATATCTGCAACCCACCAACCACCTTCATGAACCTTAACAACAGCAATAGCTGATTCATCTAGCTTTTTATTTTTATTACCTGATTCTCTATCAACATTAATAAACCCAGCTAAGTCGACAGCAATAAAGAAACGACCTTCAGCAGGTTCTTCTTCATCTATATGAATCCAATCTTCTTTAAACAAGTCACGACTTGCTGCCTCAAAGGATGCCATAAACTCTTGCCTAAAAGCAAAAGAGGACATACTTTGTTTAGCGTTATCAAACTCTTTGGCAGGTATAAGTGGATTATCATAAGAGGTAAAATGAAAGGAAGTCCATTCATCATCTTTACCACTCTCTGCATATTTGAACAGCTCGTAGAAATGGTTTCTACCTTTAGGCGTACCAATAAATACGGCACCACCCTGAACATCTGAAAGAGCTGGTCTTAAAATCTGTTCCCAAACATTGGGTTTAATATCTGCATATTCATCTACAACAAGGAATGCTAAACCAACACCACGCAATGTGTCAGGTCTATCTGCACCCTTTAAATAAATCTTACGACCATTAACAAGAGTTAAAACCGAGGTATTCTCATGTGCCGAGGCAATAACATCATGCCCAATCTCTTTCAACAATCCCCATAAGATGTCTTTTGCTTGTTGGTATGTCGGAGCTACATAGAAGACATCCTTCTCTGTACTCTTCAGTGCTTCAATTATTAGCATCCAAGCAGCTAAACGACTTTTACCAAACCGCCTACCAGCAGCTAATATTTTAAACCGGTGTGTATCGTTGAATACTTCTAATTGCTTGGCATGTAACTTTACGGTTAAATCTGCCATTAAAAGTTAAATCCACCACTTAGTTTTAATTCATAACCTTTAGGAGTTAAATTACCTGAAGCATCTATAAAACCATTTTCAAATAATTGTTTATGTAAGTTTGCTTGAACAGCAGGAGTATTATCATATGAATTGTATGTGGCACCTAGACTAGCACTGTCATTAGGATTTACCATAGGTATATTTAAATTTAACCCCATATCATATCCATAAGGATTAATATTTCCTCCAGCAGATAAATTACCATCTTGATAACTTCCTCTTACACTGTTAGGTCTTGCTTCTAGATTAATATTCTCACCATTGTACCTGTAGTACATGTCTGAAGGAGAGTTTAAACCTGCAGAATAACCAACAGTTCCAACAGGAGTTTGATAATTTACGTCACCAACCAAAGATTGTCTTTGTGCATCAGCTAAAGCATTTACGTTTAGATTGCCAAGGTTTTTCTTATATTCCCAATTATTAGGAGAGGCCACAACACCAAATGCAGTAAAATCTCCTACGGCCATATTTACCCTTCATCCTCAATAATTTCACCATCTATTATATCTGATTCGTCAACGCTAACCGCTTGACCAATACCAGTAATAGATATATTAATTTGATTACCTTTGTTAGCAGCTTTAGATAAGTAGTCGGCAGGGATTATCCTATCAGCTACTAATTTCAAACATGCCATTTGGTCATCGTCACCATCAGTAAGAGCTTTTTGCAAAATCTTCTGAATTACCGCTTTACCCTTGCTGTTTAATAAACCAGCTAATATTTCTTGACTTCTTGCTTTTTTACTTGCCGGAAGGATTCTATTTGAATCTCTCTTTGCATTAACAGGAGTAGGGGGCAAAGGTTTTAATCCTTGTTCCTCTCGTTTCATATTCTCTCTGCGTTTAGCTGGCGTTCCACCTACACGAGTTTTTTTCTTCGTGAGAGCAAGGGGGGATGAAAGTTCATCTACAAGAATATTTACATTAGGTTTTGGGTTCATTTAGAATTATCCATTTGATATACTTTAATTATACCATAGCTTTTAATCTTTGTCAATTGTTTTTCTTTTCTCTTAATTATTGACTTTAATTTATAACTGTGATACCCTATATAATATATTATATATATATAGTACTTAATATATATATATATTTAAATACATATATTACGCAGTGAAATGCGGAAGCATTGAACCTTTGATGTCAATAGCTAAAATAAGACGTATAGCAGCTTAACTCATCAAAGTGATATCCTTGTATCAAAAAGAATAGTTCGTGCCTTCTACACCCCTTAAAAACTCTCCTACACCCCTTCTTTGATATTTTATAGACACTGTTTAACTGGGGTAGTCTAATTTTCCCTTTTTTATATCCAGTGTGATACATATAATTATACAGAAATCTGCACAACATACCCCCCCCCTAAAAGTTATCCACAGGCACACCTAACTTATCCACAATCTATCCACAGAGTTATCCACAAGCGAGAGAGTATTCCTGCATAGTTATATAACGATATAGTTATATATATATATTGAACATGTGATTAAATTTTAAGCAGTTGTAAAGTATTTGAATAGTTGCTTAATTATTAGGCAGTTGTAAAAATATGCGATGTGGTACCCATAAGCTAAACTTATCAATTCCATAAGCAAAACTTATCAATACTAAAAAGACTGCAAAACTTATCCAGAACCCATTGTTTTTTATCCACAAATTATACACAGGTTATGCACAGATTTCATCCACAGATTTGACGAGTTATCCACAGGGGGGTCAATGCTATCCTATCAATAAATACCAAAACAAGCGAGAAGTGCCACAAAATTCGTTTAAAAGGCATTCATTCTTTTATGTATTGGCCACCTTGTTTGGGTTTGTTGTATTTATGCAACACTCAATAAATAAGTGTATTTAGTGCTTGCAATGGTTTTTAACCTTTGTATAATGGGGGCAAGGGCAAGGCAATGACGCCAAACCTGCTAACGAGAATCATTCTCAACAACAAAAGGGGTACATTATGAATCGCGAAACATACTTAAATCTAGTGACAAGCAAATACATCACGCCTTTATTTGAATCTAAGGGTTATGTGGTGCCTTCTAACGTGCGCATGGCATGCTCTTTGACAAGTGGCAGGGGTGCTAAAAACAAGGCAATTGGTCTATGCTTTCATTCTTCTGCGAGTGCCGATGGTACCTTCGAAATTATGATTTCGCCTAGTATTGCCGAATCATCAAGGGCAATTGATATTCTTATTCATGAATTAGTGCATGCCGTTGTTGGTTTTAAAGCAGGGCATGGCGGTGCGTTTAAACGCTGTGCAGAATCTGTAGGCCTTACCGGTAAAATGACGGCCACTATCGCAGGTGAAGAATTAAAAGCACTTATTGCCACATGGATAGCAGACTTGGGCGAATATCCTCACGCAGTTTTAAGTGGTGATAACACCGGTAAACCTAAACAAGGTACACGCATGCTTAAGGCAGTTTGTAGCGATTGTGGTTATAC